TATCAGCAGTACTCCTTGTCCCTGTACATGGCCCATCCGTCACGAATCGTCACCATCTCAAGGTTGAACTTGCCGTCCCCCTCTTCGTACTGAACCACGCAGAGGCCCTGTTGCCAGTTCTCGTGCCTCTTTAAGGGCCTGCCGTCTAGGTCGGTGCCTCCCTTGGTGGATGGCACCGCCCCGTCAATGCGAGCCAAGCAGCCGGGTGATGCAGCGACCACGGTCCTAGCACCGTCGTAGTCTTCCCGAGTCATCTCTGCCCACTCACGACGATGGATATGTCCGTAGAGTACCGATACCTTCTCACGGTTCAGGTAGGCATGAGCAGTACTACCATTAGACCGGACCAGATCACCGTGGATGACCTTGATGTGCTCGTTGATCCACACACAGGAAGCGGGATAGCCAGCAAGGTACTCAACGTCAAAGTCGTCCAGCCTGCACAGACTGGGGACACTGAGCACCGGCCAACTGTCGGGCTGGGAACCAACACGAATGCCGAAGGCTGCGGCAGCGTTGTCCAACATGAAGTTGGTCAGCCTCTCCTCGTGGTTGCCCGCCAGCCACTTGATCTCTGCTCCGGGGGCAGCAGCACGCAGGGCTGCACATATCTCGGTCGCCCGATCCACGGAGGCTTGAGTGGTCTGTTGGAAGGCCGGAGTAAGACGGTATTTACCCAACTCAGGAAGGTCCAGATTGTCTCCAACCAGCACCAGCAACTCGGGCTTGATGTCGGAGACCATCTCCACAGCCAACGCTATGGCCCCCTCGTCGTGAGTGCCCTCCAGTTCCCCATCCTTATTTCGGAAGTACCCGATCTGCATATCGGGGAGAACTACACAGGTCTTTAACGCCGTCTTCTTCGTCTTGGGGGTAACACCCTTGGGAAGTTTGATTGTGGGTCCGGGTTGTATGACGGGCCACTCCGGTCCTGCCTCCCACGACGGAGAAATCTGGATACCAACCAGATCATGTATCTGAGCCTCACCCTCGGCGTCCTTCGTTAGAGACTGGTACAGGGACACCTTCTTGATGTCACCTATCTCCTCTAAGTCTATATTGTGGCGATCCAGCAGGTCAGCCAGTTTGCCCAGAGCCTGCTTAGGTGGTCCGTTTTCCAAACGCTTTGACAGTTCACTCGCAGTACTCACAGGTCCTCCCCAGTGGTGTAGCAACCACACGACTCCCGCAAATGACGTTGAATAGTTGCCGCCGAGATGCTGTACCCCTGACTGGTAAGGACCGTAGCCAGCCATGAAGTGGAGTAGACCTTACGCTGTCCGTTGTTGAGGTCAGACCTGATCTTGTCCAACGCCTTGTTCACGGCTTCCTGCTCCTCCTCATTCAGTCCGTCCTTCACACGAGTAAACAGACAGTCACGGGGACGAGGGCTCCGTAGAGGGGTCTCTAGGGCTTCCACGAGGGTTACTGGGGGTGCGTCCAAGGCAAGTACTCCTTCTGCTACTACTCATGTTACACGACACAACACCTTCAGGTGAGCACTTCACTTCTTGGCAGGTGTCTTCTTCTTTCGGGGGGACTTGGTAGGCGTCTTGTGCCACTCCAAGTGGTCGTTCAACAACTCACCATTCTTATCCACAGACCCCTTGATTGACTCAAGGGCACGGGAGACGATAGAGAGTTTCTTGACGACATCGGCGTGGTCCCGACGGTTCTCAATACGAAGGCTACGTAGCAGTACCCCCAGTACACCAAATGTGCCGGTGACCAGTGCCGCCACGACGAGTCCCCATGCTTCGGTCATGCTTGATCCCAGAAGTGTGAGTCACGTTCCAACGGCTGGCCGCTAGGAGTCACATAGGGCTGCCCTGCTCGGCGCTCACCCTGCACCCGTGGTGCTCCACTCTTGGTGGGTTGGGAGCGTTCAATCCCCTTAGCCCCCAGCCACAGGATCGCTTGGATGTCCTTGGGGGATGCCCCGGCGTACCGTGGATCGTTAGCAGTCAGTTGTTTGCCAGCCTCTACGTGCGCCCTCTCGTGCGACTCATAGCGGGTCTCTTTCCCGCTCGGTAGTTCAGCAGACTCCAAGCCTCGGTTGAGTTCCCACGGGCGACGGATATTGGCGACAACATCACCAGAGCGCCCATCAACCGTTACACCGGTAGAGCGGGGGTCTGCAATGTTCTGAGCGAACGTGGCCGTCTTGGGAGCAGTCCTCATTGAAAGAACGTCACCCACCTGCTGACCTTGCAAAATGCGGTGAGCCTTGACAAGGCTCTGGTCATAGGCACCAGACAAGGAAGGTGCTACTTCTTGCAGTTCATCCTTAACACCCGATAGTCGGGGCTTTACAGCACCCGTGGTGGGGTCCCTACGGGAAGCGCTCCTGTGGATATCATCCCACAGGCGGGGAGAGATATTCCGTATCTCCTCAAGTGCTTTGATGTTGCGAGCATCAAAGTCCATGTTTGGAGATACAGCAGCGACAACACCGGCACCCTGAGACGTGGTTAATCCAACGTCTGGTGCCTGTGCTTTAACAGTATCGTGTACTGCTGGGTACCATCCCATGCCCTCTTCTACTACAGAGTCAGGCAGGTGCATACCCATGTTGACCATGCGCCGTGTTACAGCACCAAACTGTTGGCCGCTAGCAATCTTATATTGTGCCACAGCCTTGTCCCCGTCCTAGGTGTGAACGGGGATCAGTCGTCTACGCGAACTGCACTCGGTCGGTTCATGTGTGCGCCAGAGTTGAAGGAACGCTCAAACTTGGGCATTCCATCTCCGGCCACGACGCCCTGAACGAACTCTCCAAGGACCGACGGGGCCTCAATCCATGAGGCAGAGCCGACGTGGGCACGTTCTGCCATCGTCTGCTCGGCGGGCTTGTAGAACATCGCCGGGTTGTTGTGGTTTGCACGACCGGGGGCCGAGGAAACGTCCACCTGAGCGCCAACGGCAAAGTCGTTGGGCACGTCAGTGTCGGTGGCGACACCCTCTTCAAACCGAAGCGGGCCACGCTGCATCGGCACGTCGGGACCGAGGACGCGCTCAAACCCGTGGCTGCCTACCTCGGGTCCACGCTCTGGGAACTGCGGTGCGGGAGCAACTGTTGGGTTTACTACATTAGCCATGAAATCCTCCGGGGATCACGATTAGGTACCTGTTCTATATAATACCACTAAACGAAGAATGGATTTTCAGCAACGGACACAGTGGGCATAACATCGTGTACTGTCAAGCAACAGGCCAAGGCTAGGCTGTCCGGGTAGTCATCGAAGGCACCCCGCTCTTCAGGGGCTTCAGCAAGCAAATATGGGCCTCGGTTGATCCGTTCTAGGTCCACCATCTGCTGGTTAAACTTCTTCCAACGTCGGGTTCTCTTAGCCTTTGAGTGCCCCGGAATGACCAGTTGGTCTCGCTGGATCAACTCAGTGAGGTGTACCCATCGCTCATTCTGAGCCTTTGCATCTGACGTTAACCCCAGCACTTCGATGTCTGGCAGCAACAAGGCGAGACGCTCGGCTACCGCTCCTCCCACACCTTGGGCGTCAATACCTACACGCAGAACGTCATAGTTACGCACGAAGTCCACAATCTTAAAGTACTGTGACTCCCAGTCGGTATCGTGTAGTTCCAGCCAGTTCAGTACCCGGTGCTCAAAGAACCCCAGTCCATCTGGATGATCCCAGTCCACCCACACAGCGGTGGCGACTGTGGAATCGTTAGACCTAGCCACGTCGATGCCAATGACAATGGGAGTCCTCCACCACTCAGGTACCAGTTGCATTGAGGTGTCATACAACCGATCCAACCGCTCCTCGGTGACGAACATGCCCTTCTCAAGCATCCAGTGGTTGAGGTAGGACATGCGAAACTCGTCTGAGTCCTCCCCAATACGCACCTTCTCCTTGTTGATGAACTTGCCATAGTTCTCGTTGTACTTAGCCGCTACAGTCCAGTCGTACTCAAAGTGGGCCGTGCGCTGTCCTCGCTTCTTGTTGATGTCACGACGTTTATTAAACTGAATCATCTTGTAGAAGTAAGACTTATTACGAGTAGCCGTACCAGTTAGAGCAATGGTGCCGTTGTTGAACGCCAACATGGGCTTGATTGACTTAGCAATCACAAACTCGTCGGCTCCCTGTGCCTCATCCACAACAGCGAAGTGGTAGGTCTTCGACTCAATCTTGGCCTTGGGGTTGCAGGTCTGCATCCGGCAGAGTGACCCAGAGTTCTTCAGCGAGACAATCTTGCCCTTACCTCGTGCTCCACCTGATGAAGCCTTGTCGTCAATCTCCGGGTCAAGCAGGAACTCCAAGGCGTGGTCACTGGTTAGACGGGAAACAATACGACTAAACACGGTGTCAGCCTGATCTTCAGTAGGAGCAAACACCCCACACCAGAATCCCTTGCTGAACTTGGACAGCCACACGGGGTAAATCTTGGACAGTTTAGGAAGAATGACCATCAGGGAGGCAACAACATTTGACAACACCTCTGACTTACCACTCTGGCGAGTGGCTATGAGTGTCAGTTCTTCACCGTCTCCGACAACAATGGACTCAATGAATCTGTAAGCAATGGGAATCTGATAGGGGAATAACTCTACGTCACAGAACTCCTCTGTGAAGAGTACTAACTTCTTAACCAACTCATCAACAAACTCCGTGGAGGCTTCATCCAGTTCGACATCAATATCCAACTCGGGAATGTCATCGAACCCCGACTCCACATCAGGATCAGCCAGTCCTACACTCATTCGTCCCGCTCCACTAGTTCATCCCACATAGCGGCAAGCATCTCTACTCGGTTGGTGACATCGCCACCGCCATAAGCATGGTGACGCCACCTATCAAATGCCTCACCAAGGTGCATGATCTCTAGGTCCATCCAATCCTTCAGATCCGACGTGCCCATCTTGGTAACGCGAGAAGGTCGATCAAAGGTCGCTACGGAATGGGTCTTACTGTCACCCCAAAACTTCAGTGCCACTCTCTAATCTCCTTTGGTTTACTGGAAAGCCTCCTACCCACCAATGAGTGGAGTAGTCCCTCTTCCTTTGTGTAGTGCTCAGAAGACTTGCAGACCCCAACCTGAAAGGTCCGATACGGGACCACAGCCTGAATCCCACGTCCGGTCCTCCACGGGTAGTCTGTTTCCCTCATAAACGACATCTGTACACCGACCTTCTTTATGGCCGTCTGGCGAGTCAGCCAGTAGACAGGACCTACTCCCTGCACCATATCCAACGTATCCCGT